GCCAAGTGAACGCTGAAAAGCGGCCAATGGCTCACGTGGGCAAAAGCCCATGTCGTGAATATCCATCGTGCGCTCTAAAGAGTCACACGACCTTTTTCCACCACCCCTCACTTATGTGAGACATGAGCCCTTGCCTTGATTGGTTGGGGCTAAAAAGGAGTCCGTGCTCCTAGGGAGATCGTAATCTCCCTAAACCTCAGTCCTCTGACTGGGTTGCGGAATTCCATCGCTGAATGCAAGTGTCGGCCGGGTCTCGGTTATCCGCTCAGCTGCATTAGCTTTGGTATGGGGTTTAGTGGTTATCGTACCACAGAGCCCCCAACGTACTCTAAAACGGACACTTCTCGCGTGTCAAACGGCGCTACTAGTCCAATCTGGGAAGACTGGATTAACGCTAGCTGCATTCGGGATAACGATGGGTTCTGGACCCAAGAAACACGACATAGTCGCGTCGTCACCCGCATGCGAAGAGGTCACCGTCAACGAAGCGGTGGCACTAACATTCTGTGCCACCAATCTGCCAACATGACCAAGCTCTGGCAAAGCAAGGGAAAACGACGAATTTCCAAGAGCCCTCGTGAAAAGGTTATCATTGAAAAAGTGCGTCGGAACCCTGACTATGGTCTGGAAAGCAGGCAAACGAACATGCAGAGGAGCACCATCAATAGCAACCACCTTGGGGGCAGCGCTAGTGTTGGTCCTCCCCTGATAGTCGGTCCTGGTGAAATTCCCATAACCGGACTCTGCAGGCAACTGCTCAACAGTCAACAACATCCTGCTACCCGTGGAAGAACCAGCGGGGTAAACATGAAGGTCGGTACTGCCTCGAGCAAATGCATACATGGAAGCCAAGAAACCAGGGGTGTAACCGCAACCAACAAACGCAGTCGCCACGTTGATAGGAGTAGCCAAGGGGAAAGCACTCAATTGTGCACCCCCAGGATAGTACCACCAAGGCGGAACAAACGTATTGGTAACGGTGGAAGCCGCAACAGTACCAACATTATAACACGGAATCATAATGAGTTGTTTGAGGGACGTAAAACGTTCCCCAATGGTGTGCTGTGAGGCTGATGTGGTGGCAGAAGCCACCAGGGCACTAGAGGTCGAGGACGTGATATCCCCAGCCTGTTGGTAGATAGTGCCCACATGGGAAGCAACAAACATGTTGCCAGCATAGTCCGCAAGTTCGAAGTTCTCACCCCCGGCCACCTCAATCATGAAGCTCAAATTATTGGTCACACTAGAAGAAGCCTGCAGAGGATCTAAACACACGATACTGATGGAACCAATTGCTGACGTGAAAGTGACATATGGCTGCTCACTAGCATAAGGAACTACAAACTCAAACACATTACCATCCTTCAAATCCATGATCTGCGAATGACCGTAAGGCTGCACCAAGCCACCAGCCACCTCAGGACCGTCCACATTGGGTGTGGCGGCCGAGGTGGAAGTGGCAAAATACGTCTTAGGGTTAAACGAGACCATATACCTACCACCATGAAACTTAGTCTTAGCAAACGTAATCCTATATACAACGTCCCCCCTCCAAAGGCGAAAACAGCTACATACATTCATCAACGTAGACGGCAAAAACGTGTTGCCAGCAGGAATGCCGGTCACGCTAGTCGAATTACGAGGGTAAATGATGTTGCAGTAAGGCCTGGCGAAGGGCTCTCTGAACCAAAAGACACTGGGAGAGACAGGCGAAGCATAGATAACATCACCATGTGCATTGGTGATGTTAACTGTGCCTACACATATCTGACTGAACTGGTGTGTGACAAATGACAAAGCCATCTCATCCACATCAGTGGCTCCAGTGACACCATCAAAAGCAAGCGTGTTGGACTGAAACGGACCAACAGCAAGACCATTGTAAGGGACATCAACATGTCCCTCACCGACGGAAGAGATGCGAACATGCGTCTGCACGGGGTCCTGGAGCAATGGCTTCGAAAAACCAAAGTACCTGGCAACCCCAGCTGCAATGTCCGCGGCCCATGCAGTGGGCCCGGCTATACTAGACAGCACGGGCACATGCTTGGCCACAAACGCAGAAACTTTCGAGACTGTGTCCAAACCACTGGAGATCAATCTGGAGCTCCTCAACTCCTTGGCAACAACAGAGGGCGCCTGCTCAACAATGGCAGGCGACTGAAGAACAATATTAGTGCTCGATGCATTATCTGCACCAAACAACTCAATGTCCTCCAACCATATGTACAACTCGTAAGTGGGGAGATTAAGCCCCACTACGGAAACAAAAGGCAAAATCCAATTAAGTCCAAGATGACCAACTGTACCACCATAATTGTCACCACCGGAAACCGGGATGAACTCATTGGCATACAGAAAGGGCACGCTGAACTCAACCATGGTGAGCTCACTCAAATCCATCCTAACATGAGGCAAATTTGTACAAGCACCAGAAAACGACGACCGGGAAAACACATCCGGCCCAACCGAATTGGTACCATACTGGAACGACAGGGCGAGAACGCCCTGATGAAACGCAGTGGCGGCAACCTGAAGCCTATAGCACGCTTTGAAGCGAATACCATAAACTCCGGAAAGCCTCTGAGTCCACTGTGGGAAGAACGTGGGCAAATTGGCGATGCTCAAATCCGAACGCAGGATGTTAGTCCTAACAGCGCTCGGCAAAGCACCCCTGGAAATCAAACGCGGCCTCTGGAAATAGGCCTTCAAATCCTGCAAATCAACCTGGGGAACTGCATAAGGCGTCGGGACGTAAGGCGTCAAAGCCTGAACTCCTTCACATGCCTCATTGGCAAACTGAGTCACCCCAGAAGCGGCTACCGCTCCCGAGATGGAAAGCGATGCATCCATGGTGGAACAATCCTCCTCAGACCCTATCAAAACTAAATCCTGATTCTCATCTACTACTCCTAACTTCTTTGATGTCATAGCAAGTGATATATACAACACACACGGTCACTCAACCAGTGCATGGGGTGTGACACCTCTCTGGCTTCTTTATACTTGCGCCTGAGTAGTAAACCTCAAAAGGTAACAAGTCCTGGTGCGCCCTGTCCACTGCTCATTTCAAAGCTGTCACAATGATTTACACCATGAAGCAGTGCGTATGTGCAACACCTCAGAACCATCCCGTGTCAGTGCGTTCGCACGTAAACTCGAAATAGGACTGCGAAGTATCCACCATGAAGCGCGGTGTGTACTTAAGCCTGACAGCCACCTTCATGATGGCTCCAATGCTCCTTGACCATTCCTCTTCTGGCCACAAACTCAACTCGGACAACGCACCTTCAATGTTCTGGCACATCACTTCAGTCCGATACTTCACATCCCCCTTTTTGGTGTACAAGAGGGCTCCAAAGATAGACTCCTTCCGAATAGGACCAACAACAACATTGTCCTTCAAACGAAACATCCTCTGGAGAAACGTCACTTCAGAAATGTCAAGGTAGGGCTTCAACTCTTCGCCCTTCCTACCAGCAGTATACACCATGTTGAACTCATCCTTGAGCACACGTGCAACTGAGATCTGGTTAAACTCGTCAACAACTTCATCTGAAACTCCGACCAGGTTATCATCCCCCAGGGTAGCAGCGCTAGCCACATCCCAGAAGTCATACCTGCCGGTACTGCGCACAAAGGCAGAAACAATACAAACCATAGAAAGCATGGAATTAATGAAGGTGGTAAGGAAATGGCCGCTAGGTAACGACCTCTGCCACTGTACGACATGCGTGGCAACAACACCACGCCCGACGGCATGGCGACTCTTCATGAGATCCTGAAACAAAACCGTACGCACAGCATTCTCCTCTTCACTTGCACCGCGGGTGGTATACCAAAAATTGATATAATTTAAACACTCGCCGAGCATCTGAGGCTGCTGTGACGTATCGAAACCTGAGAAGTCTCCATCCCAGACCTTGTCACCCTTCTTGGTGACAAAGTTCTGCAACCACTCCCAGTCCTGGTAAGGGTTTATGCCTGGGCACATACCACTCTCCTTGAACTGGTTCATCTGGGTGGAAACAATCTGACCGAAATACATACGACACAAGACGTAGTAGTGAACGTTGGTGCCCGCGATGTAGCGGGCCTGCTTGCCTGGCTTCCTCAACTCATCCTTCAGAAAACCTCTAGCCATGAAAAAGGGTCTAATGCCCTTCTTACACATGGCTTCAACTCCTTCAACTTCAACCATGAAAGACTTGACTTCTTCTTTGTCAAAGTCAAACTCCATCGCACCGCCAAGCATTGCGCGCTTGTTACGATGCTGAACACAGCCTGGCAGGCCAACAGAGGTGCCCAAGGGAATACCCTTGGCACCATTGGCCCCGACAAGAGCTTCCTGAACGGACCAAATCCGCCCAGAAACAAACGAAGTGCTCTGCGAAAAGGGCCTCATAGCAAGTGGAACAGCCATCCTGACAAGTTTCATGTCAATGGAAATGACTGCACCAGCATAAGGCTCCAACGCATTCACTGTGGGATACACCATGTCTTCATCAACCAAATAAGGCGCTAACCTCATAGGTCTCAAAGCAAACTCTGGCATGACATCTTCAAGCATGTCATCCTCATAAACGAAAGTTGTGGCAAGGTTTGTCCTGACTGGGGCGCTGACCACGCGGGTCAGTTCGCCCAGACCACTGAAAGATCCAAAACCCAACATGTCATCTGGGTTCTCAGTAACTCCCTTAAAGGGCATCTCCTCACTGTCAACAACAGTGAAGCCCTCGGGAACACACAACCCTGCCTGCTCAACAGTCTCATCAAACGTAGCTTCTGAACAACGCGGATCCTTGGTAAACTTTTTCAAGTCATCAAGGTGCGTTTTGCACAACTCAGCCGTAAGCTGAGTGGCATAAGCTTGGCCGAAACCTTGCTTAAATCCGACATGCAGACCAAGCCAAACGCGGTGTTGAAACCGCTGGGCACTCTGAAGGCACAAAGGCGCACCGCAGTCACCATCAATGGTGTTAGCTGAATAGCTTAACCAATTGGTGTGACGCGTGCGGCCTATAGTGACACCATGAGTGCCTGTCTCGACTGCCTTGCTCATGAAAATGATCCTGTCGTTAAACGGGACCAACTTGTCATCTTCCTCAATGCGGGCGGTGTCCAGCCTAACTGGCAAACCACCCACATCTCGCATATCCTTCTCAGACACGACAAAACCAGTAATCTTCTTGGCTGTGTGCAGGTTCGTAGTCCTAACAAAACACAGATCGCGAAAATCACTGTTACTCCTCGGAAAATCCAAGAAGTGTCCAACCTTCAGCTTGATAACTTGCTCAGCTGAACGACACGAACGCATAGACATCTCACTGTCACGCGTTATAGAACCCTTCTGCAAAGCATCCTCCAACCTAGTGTCGAAGTGCTTGGGCATCACGAGATAGTCCATCTCGAGATAAGTAGCTTGCCCCAAAACATGGTGGTTACCTTTGGCTGTCACAACACTCAGTTTAAAACTGTTATTGTAAACCAGCCTATGGTTTCCTTCAGATATGGGACCGCTCTGCTGTCTCAACTTTCCAAACGTGATGGACGAAGACTTGGGGCGGTTGCTCTGCTCGACAATGTCCTCTGTATAGAACATACTGCGAACAGTCTTCCAAACTCCTTTAACAAGATGGTAAAGCGCGATAGCTCCTCCAGCTACCAATGCAGCAATAGCAACCTTCACAAGGCTGATCTGCGCAAAGAAAGCTTCCAAGATGTCCATCGCACGTGCGAAGAAAGACTTAATCTTCCTCCGCAGCACGGTGAACCTGCTCATCTTAAAGACGGGGTCACAGTCATCAAAAACTGTTTCCTCGCCCTCAGACGTATCACTCAAGCAAACGTAATCATCTACGTCTGCTGTCAAATCAAAACCATTCGCCATCGCTTCTGCATAACTAGGCGGAGACATCCTGGGACCCATCCTCGAAAGAATCTCATCTGGGTCCTCCTCTTCAGGCTCAATCTCTCCAGCCTGTTCTGTCACGCCAGCTGCAGCCATGAGCTCCTCCATAGTAGCTCTGGGAGCGGCCAAGATTCTCTTGGCAGCATCAAGGGACCCCTTATGGGAATCCCTTCGCTGAACCAAAAGCTTGACCATCTCTAGCAAGATGACTTCAAACTTCATACCTGAACCCGGGATGGGCTTATCATGGGAACCATTCCACGAGGTGGGGAACACCTCCCAAACATGCCATGGGTAGGCAGAGATAGCGGTGGCACCTTCCTTGATACACTTGTTCCACTCCAACTTGAACTTATGCCAGTCCAACTCCGAAGAATTGGGCTTGCGAAACTGGGGCCTAACACACACTTCATAGTGTATGTCAACTCTGCGCTGCAGAGCAAGGGGGCTCAGCAAACATTGCCCCAAATTGACCTCATCGAGATGGCGCAAGTTGGTGGTCATCATGATAATCTTAGACGCAAACGACCACATACCCTTGTCCTCACACACTGCCTTGTTAACAACCATGTTAAACGCAGAGTAGTAAGTCATCAAATCAAAAGCAGCATTGCTCTGATCTGAGGGTGTGGCCTTCTTCGCCATGAAATCATCAATCAGAAAGATGGGTTGCTCATAGTACCCGTCAAGGTACTCTGAGTTGAAAGGCTTGGTGTAGATGAGCTTCGTAGCTTCATCTTCAGACAAATTCTCACTGATGTACTCAGCCTGCTTCAAGACTGCCATGCATAGGTTCTGCACCATCATGGTCTTCCCAACTCCGGGTTCTCCATACAAACAAACACTGACGGGGAGCTGCGTGTAACCGCAAGAACCCCCTACCGCTGCACGCAACGGTATGGCCCAGCGTGTCAACTGCTGGGTCAAAACTTCAAGCTCATGGGTGACTTCCCGGTTGCCTCTATAGACATTCTTGAAACTCCAGCACGTGCTGTGCAAATTCATGATCCGCGCAAGGCGAACCTCTGCACTGTCCTTCTTAGGCTCAGTAGACATCTCATACTTGATTGCTGAAGCGACTTCCAGCACAAGTCTGTCAATCTCTTCACCATACTTCTGGGAAAGACGGATATGGGGCAAATTGAAGTACTCTCCAATCTTATTCAAAACCGTCTCGACTGCTTTCACAGTCCAGTCCAAAATGCCCTTCAAGCTACTAAAAGCTCTAGGGGCATCACCAATCTGCTTCAGCAACGTAGTGCTAAAGTAAGAACCAATGCTGCAATGGAAAAAGTGACTGAGGGAATGACGCATGAGATATGCGCAAATCGCAGCTGCCAATCCACCTGTGAAAGGGGACTGTTCGACGATCTCTGGGGGCTTGTTCATAAACTCCTTGATGGCTGACCAGGCTTCTGCACCTAGCAACCGTGCCATGATCAAAGTCATAGCTGTCCACAGAATGCTGGGAACTCTCTGAGAGCCCCCAATCCAAAACACAAACGCAATGAGCAAAGCACCACCAAGTGCTGGGGGCACATACTTCATGAAAGAATCGTACATGTCCTTAAACACTTTGGTGATGGTGGTGAAACAATCCGTAACAGCCTCAGCTGTGTCAGCAACTTGCTTGATGGCATCAGATGCCACCTGCATGGTCTCGAGTGTGGCTGGTGAATTGGCGCCGTTGTATACGGCATAAGCACCATTGACCAGAGTCTTGCACTTCTGCACAAAACCTGTCTGCTCAACAATACCTGGGCAGGCCAACTTCTTTACCCCGCGCGCTTCGCTGCGGGATCTCAAAAACTCGCGCCTGGTCTGGAAACCAGGCGCATGAAATGGCCAAAGAACCAAATCATCTCCAAACGGGCCTGACTGCTCTTCAAACACATTTGCATACTTGACGGAACGGCGCTTCTCGCGCATCAAACTCCTCAACTTGGTCGACATTGCCAACCTTTCTTGCTCCTTCAACTCAGCAGCAGCAGCAGCTCTTCGCAACTCTTCTCTTCTGGAACGGCGCATGAAACGTGAAACATTCGACTTAGCAAACATAGGGCCAGCAACACGGACTTTCCTAGCAGAGTTCATCATGACAAAAGGTTAAATTGTATGTTGTATCTGTTTCGTAGGTTGTGTTGTAGGGGTTTACCCTGATATTTTTATATATGGCGGGTCCTCATCCTAAGAGAAACCCAAAATTTTACATGCATAACCCACGGAAACTTGACCTAACCCGAGAGAGCACTTACACACAATCGCCTTGTTAACCGCACGGATTGGATACCATGGCCGGTAGTTCATGCTATCAATAACTCAAAAGGGTCAGTAGCTCCAACAAATAGACTGAGTGGGCGGAACACCCCCATAGGCAGGAACGCGGAAAAGCTTCAACGCGCTTGATCTGATGACCAGGGTGGCGGGCAGCCACGCTTTGCTCTGTGTTCAGTGACCTTTTGGGTATGAGACACCTTCTCCTGGTTTGAGACGTGGGGGTACATTATGAACTGTGTCTTCCTATGTGAAGGAAAGACAAAGTATCAAACGGAAACATGTTTTAACGGTAAACATGTTTAAAAACGGAAAAAGAAAGAATCACGGACCTGGACATAGTACTGCGGAACTGTGAAACTCAAACTAGCTGAAACATGGGACGTCCTTGCGGATTCCATGCGGGTCAGCACCCTGAACCATTGTCTCCAGTAAAAACCAGAGCATATGATTCCACACCAAACAAACGCTAAAAAGCGCTGCTTGGCTTACGGAGGCAAAACTACAGTAAACTGTATGAAAATCCTC